CAGGCCTTAAAGAGCAAAATAATTTCGATAAAGCAGAAAGAGAGTTCGAATATTTGACTCGTGAGAAAGAAGAGGCCGTTAAGAGAGAAGGGGCTTGGGACTATAATGCTTTCTTTGGGCAACCAGGGGATGATGAATGGGTAAGGGAGATTGCAGCAAAGAATCTACCAGACTATCTTGAGCATTATAATGACCTGACGTTCGGTGTTCCGAATGTCGGTGTCATTATAAAACACCTCAAGAAATTTGATAGACCAAATTACTCAATCCTTCCTGCTGCGCACGGATATTGGGCTGAGGCATTAATTAAAATTAGGAAGAATGAATGGGGCGGAAGCAGAAAGCGATGGGACTGGTTTACGGCACTGGGCTTGTCTGAAGCTTCACTGCCATCATTTCCTGGAATTCGTTATCGCAAGTGTGGGTGGTCAAACAAGGGCGCCGCAGAAACTGTTCTTATGATAGATGCATATCAGGCTGTGAGGAAAATTGGCCAAAATGAACAGGTTTTGAGGCGTCCATGTGCACTATTCGGACGTGGGAAGCGACTCGCAGGAGAAGAGGCGGCAGGAATCGTAGGGCAAGGTCGTGCCGGGAGACTGGTCATGGCTTCTGACGGCCGCGATCACATTATAATATCAAGCGTGGCGAAGAATTTGTTTCGATTCTTAGATGAATCAGCTAAGTCAACTGAAATTATGGTTGGCATGAGCTTTCAGAATAGAGGCGCGACAGTCTTCGTCAACAATTTGATTGCAGATTTGGTCCCGGGTTTGACTAGAAGGTTGAACTTCAAGGAAGAACCGGACCATTACATTCTTCCTAAACTGGACACGGTCACTGACGTGTTCAGCAGAACTTACGAAGAAAAGTTTAGATATTTCGTTCTAGACTTAAGCCGACAGGATTCTTCAGTAAGTTCCGAGTTAATTGATGCCTTCTTTGATTGGGCTAGACAATCTTGGTATGTCATTGGGAACGAAAAGAAGAAGAAGTTTGGCCGATACATGAGATGGATAAGGGATTATCATGTAGAGACGCGTGTCGCTCTGCCTGATGGACAAGTCTGGAGAAAACATCATGGAAATGTATCAGGATCACCTCTAACGACTCTGATTAATAGTTATACGGCACTAATTGCGGCACGGACCGTGTTCGGCGCAATTTTAGGCCAAAATAGTCAGGACAAAATTGTCGTTAGAGTTTATGGGGATAACATACTTGTCTGTGTGCCAAAAGAGGAC